CTGCAGCTCAATATCGGTCTTGAATCGGTTGAGCTCCAGCAGTCCAATGTGTTGAGTGTAGACAGCCTCCAGATCAGTACACTGCTGGCCACGACTGAATTACAGCAGGCCAATCAGTTAGTGGTGGAGGGTTTATTGCTCACCACCACATTTGAATCACCCGATTTATCGGTCGGTTTAACGCTGGTACCGGATTCGATTTGGTTGTCAGCCTTGCTTGATCAAGTATCGCTCACGCATTCACATTTGTTGATGGTGGATGATTTAACGCAATCCATCAGTTTAGATAACGTCACCTTAACGGTGGCGGGGCAGGTTATCGGCCCCGGCACATTAACGATCGGCATCACTGGCCCGAGTATTTCAATAGGTATTTCACCATGACAGGACCGACACCCGTTTTTGATATTGGTGACAGCCGCACATTTACTGCCAGCCTATTAAATAAACTTGGCATGGCAGATGATCCGAGCAACTTAACCGTTCGGGTTAGTCAGCCTGATGGCGTTGATACTGAATATGCCTACCCAGGCGATGATGAAGTTAGTCGGGTTGATCAGGGTATTTATTCGGTTGATGTGCTGTTCACACAAAAGGGCCGTCACCAGATTAAATTTATTGGCACTGGGGATTTAGTCACTGCCGAAACAATAGAGGTGTTTATCCGTGGCTGATATGCGTTTTATTCGTACCGTTGATCCGACATCTGAGCCGGTCACATTGCAAGAAGCGCGTGATCAGTGTCGGCTTGATGATGATGTTGAAGATGCCTTGATTAGCGAATACATCGCCGCTGCGCGTGATTATTGCGAAAAAGTCACCGGTTTACCGCTGATGCCGCAAACAGTCACGCTTTATGCGGATAAATTTTGCGGTGAAATGGTGTTAAAGCCCAACTTAATCAGTGTTGAGTCAGTGAAATATATTGATTCAGACGGTGATTTACAGACCATTACGCCAGCAGATTACACCGTTGATGATAAATCTATCATCGGCACGGTTTATCCAGCGTATTCAAAGCAATGGCCAGCAGCTCGGTGCGAAAAAAACGCCGTGCAAATTGAGTTTAAATGTGGTTTTGAAAGCCGTGCCAAAGTTCCAGATACCATTAAATCAGCCATGAAGCTGTTAATTAATCACTGGCATGAGAATCGGTCAGCTGCTACAGCAGGATCAATGCAGAGTATTCCCTACGGCGTCGATATGTTGCTGGGTGTTAATAAGTTATGGCGGGTATAACGTGGAGTTTCCATCATCAGGCGAGTTAAACCGCCGCATCACGATACGAGACTGGCAAGATCAGCCTAATGGTGACGCAGGCATTGATCAGCAGTTCACCAAGCCTGTAATTCTCTGGGCAAAGCATGAGCCGGTTGGTGCTGGCATTCGCCAAGGCTCGGCGCAGATAAATGAGCTGATAACAGATCGTTTTTATGTCCGGTACCGCGAAAGTTTGCGATTAAAACTGAGTAAAGACAGCCGTTTTTATATGCGAAACACGGAATACAGAGTACGCACGTGCACTGATTTGAAGGGGGCAAGGCTGTTTCTCGTTATTGAGTGTGAAGAATTAGGCCAAATACGTGAATGAATCAGGCATTAATGTCGATTATTTGTCGCTATGGGACTTTGATCTCGACAAATTAAAGCGTGAATTAACCAGTGAATCTCGCTTAATCCGTCGTGATGCACGCCGCTTGGTGGCAAAAAAAGCTATATCCAGCCCCGGCGATTTTCCCGGCAAAGATTCTGGTGTATTACAGCGCACTATTCAGGTGAAAAAGTTCAGAAGCGGACTAGGTTTTTACATCACACACCGCATGCCAGCGGGCACGTTTCGTTATCCGTTTGTGCTGGCGTATGGCTCAGAAAAGCGCGGCATTGCCCCACGTAAAGATCACATTAATGAAGTATTCAAACAACGTCGGCCAGCCATCATTGACGGCTTACGGCGCGCACTCAGAAACAGTGCAAAAGAGGATCGGATTAAATGAATATAGACCTCATCATTAATGAGCTAAAAGCACGCTGCCCAACCTTTGATCAGCGCGTGGCCGGTGCGGCGGAATATGAAGATTTACGCAATAACTCCAACTTAACAGTGCCAGCTGCTTACGTTATCCCACTCGATGAAAGTGCTGCCGGTAACGAAACACAAAACAGCATACGCCAAACACTTACCGAGGGTTTTATGGTTGTCGTGGTGGTTGATAACCGGGCCGATCCACGCGGACAAACCGCCACACAATCATTGCATGTATTACGCAAAGAGATCTGGAAAGCCATCCTCGGCTGGGAGCCTGGCGAAGATTACGAAATGATCCAGTTCGACGGTGGCAGCTTGCTCGGCATGGATCGCTATCGGCTTGATTATGGTTTTGAGTTTTCCACTGAGTTTACGATTGATGCGTCAGATTCACGCATTGTCGACGATGTGGCTGATTTGCCAGCGTTTGAATCGGTTCATATCGAGATTGATCACAAGACATTGCCACCCGATGGCCACATTGATCATGTAGTGCAAATAGATCTCCCACAATAAAGGTATTCCCTATGCGAGTTTTTCCAGCCTCTGGCGGACAAGTGTCCGATCCGGAACGGGGCGATTTTTTGCCCGAATCAGGCAGAAATGTCGAGTCAACACAATACTGGCTGCGCCGCATAAAAGCGGGCGAAGCCACCACCACTCAACCTGTCACCCAACCAGTTAAACCGCGAGGTAAATCACATGGCCGTTAGTTTTAATACGATACCGCAGGATTTGCGAGTACCCCTGTTTTATGCAGAAATGGACAACTCACAAGCCAGTTATTTTTCACAAAACCAAAAGACGCTGCTAATCGGTCAAAAGCTCGCAGCCGGTCAAGCCGATGCAGGCGTGGCTGTGTTGGTGTCTCGCACCGATGAGGCAAAGCAATTGTTTGGTGTCGGCTCAATGCTGGCCGCCATGCATGAAGCGTCACGCCGCAATGATGCGATTGGTGAAATTTGGTGCATTCCATTAGCGGATGCGGCATCGTCTGCAGCGGCTACGGGTAGCGTGACCTTTACCGGCACCGCTACGGCAGCGGGCACGGTGTTTTTAACTATTGCAGGCATCTTGGTGCGTGTGCCAGTTGCAGCCGCCGATACCGCTGCGGATATCGCCACGGCGGCGGTGGCCACAATCAATACCCAAACTAATCTGCCAGTCACAGCGGCGGTTAATGGCAGTGAATCAACACAAGTTGATATCACGACCAAATGGAAAGGCGAAACCACCAATGACATCACCATTATCCACAATTATCGTGGCGCTGCCGGTGGTGAGCGTACACCTGCAGGCGTGACATTAGCCATTGTGGCCATGACGGGTGGCAGTGCTGATCCAGATTTAGCCGATGCTGTGCTGGCGATGGGTGATGAGGAATATGATTTTATTATTCATCCTTATACCACCACTACTAATCTCGATGCGTTAGCGCTTGAGATGAATGATAGTACCGGTCGCTGGTCATACCTGCGTCAGATTTATGGCCACACCTACACCGCTAAACGTGGCGCATTAGCTGCATTGCAAAGCTTCGGCACCAACCGAAATAATCAGCACGAAACCATTGCCGGTTTTGAGCCTGGCCTGCCATCACCAGCATGGGTGTATGCCGCTGAATACGGCTCACGAAATGCCGTGTTTATCAAAGCCGATCCAGCGCGACCAACTCAAACCGGCCCAATGCCAGGCGTACTTCCAGCCGCACAAGGCAATCGCTTTATTATCACCGAGCGTCAAACGCTGCTAAATAACGGCATCGCTACCAGCTACACGCAATCAGGCACCGTTCGTGTTGAGCGAGCTATTACATCATTTCAGTTCAATGCATTTGGTGAGCGTGATGCGTCTTATCTCGATAGCGAAACCATGCACACCAGTTCGTATGTTATTCGCCGGCTGCGAGCGGCCATCACCTCCAAGTATCCACGTCATAAATTAGGCACTGACGGCAACAAATACGGTGCAGGTCAGGCCATTGTCACGCCCAATATTTTGCGTGGCGCATTGATTGATGAATACAGCCAGATGGAAACGCTCGGCATCGTCGAAAACTCAGCGCTATTCGCTGAGCACTTGATCGTCGAGAGCCATCCAACCGATCCGAATCGCGTCAATGTGCTGTTCCCGCCTGATTATGTGAATCAGTTGCGTGTGTTTGCCTTATTGAATCAGTTCCGGCTCCAGTACGCGCCAGCGGCTTAATCGTTTAATTAATAGAGGGTTTTCTCATGGGTAGAAAGGTTGCAGGAACTTGTTACATTAAGGCTGATGATCAGATGTTTACGATCACAGGTGGTGTTGAGGTGCCATGGAATACAAAAATCAAAACACCGATGGAAACAATGGACGATGAGGAAGGTTTCTACAGTGAAACTAAAATCGCTCCATTTGTAAGGCTTACGGCGGTCAATGATTCAAAGATAGATAAAAAGAAATTAACCGAGTCAGACACGCTAACCGTCACTGCAGAGCTGGCTAACGGCGATGTATATGTTTTAACCGGTGCTTATCTGTCAGGTGAGACCACTGCTAGCGGCGATGAGGGTACGGTGCCATTGCAGTTCCATGGCGCAAAAGGGGTGTGGGTATGAAGTTTCCTTTATCAAAACCCATTAAGGCGAATGGTGAGGAAGTTTCTGTTTTAGAACTCCGTGAGCCAGAAGGTAAAGATCTCATCGAGATTGGTATGCCGATGTCATTTGATGCCGAAGGTCAAACCGAGCTAAAAATGAAGGTGATAGCAAAATATATCAGCCGATTAGCGTCAATACCTCCTACCAGTGTCTATGCCATTTCACCGCAAGATTTGTTGGAAATCGCTATGGAGATCGTCGGTTTTTTCGGCGAGCCGGGATCGACATCGGAACCGGTTCCGGAGCCCAACAGTTTAACGACTACATAGATCTACTCTTTAACGTCACCCACTTTTGGCGGTTAAGCCGGGCGGAAATGCTCAGCTTAACCTTTGCCGATACATATTTGTATATCCAGCAAGCAAATCGCATAAACGAGGATCGAAATAATGGCTAATGATGCAAAGCTAAATGCTGTCGTCACGCTATCAGATCGCTTTTCTAAACCGTTAGCGGATATGAATAAAAAGCTTCGCGGCTTTCAAGCCCCGATGCAAAAATTCAGCAATCAATTGCGTCAATTAGATCGTAATAGCGGCTTTAATAAAGTGCGTGCTGGTATTGGTGGTGTTGGCAAGCAGATGGCTTACCTCGGCGGTGCTGCAGCGGGCGTGGTAGCGAGTGTGGTTTATCTGACTGGTCGTGTGGCCAAGTCGGGTGATGGCTTCGCTAAAACCGCCCGTGCAATCGGTATATCAGGCGAAGCACTGCAAGAGTGGACGTATGTGGCTGAGCGCTTTGGGATTGAGCAAAGTGGGCTAAACACCTCTATGGAGCAGTTCTCAAAACGATTAGGTGAGGCCAAAGCTGGTACCGGCAGTATGGTGACATTACTAAAAAAGGTGAACCCTGAGTTTTTAGCGCAGCTGACGGCAACAGAATCACTTGATGAAGCATTAGATCTATATCTGGATGCTATACGCAAAATCGACGATCCTACCCGACAAGCAGCACTGGCAAATGCCGCGTTTGGGCGTAGTGGTATCGCGATGACCAATATCGCCCGTGGCTCAAAAGATGAAATTAATGCCTTGCGGCAAGAGCTTCGTGATTTGGGCGGTATCATGGGCGGCGATGCTCTGGCTGATGCCGAAGCTTATCAAGATTCAATGACCAAAATGTCATCAATAATGACAAATTTTCAGATTGTGTTAGGTGCCAAGTTAATGCCCAAAATCACAGCGCTCATGGAGCGGTTTGCGGCGTGGTATTTGGCCAATAAAGAGCTGATCAATCAAAGGCTAGATCATTACATTGTGAAATTGAGTGATAGTTTTTCACGGTTCCTGAAATGGGTTGAGACAAGCGGACCAGGCATTTCCAAATTCATCGATAAGATTGGCGGATTTAAAACAGTGGTCATCGGTATTGCTGCAGTAATTGCAGGACCATTGCTTGCTGCACTAGCCACTTTATCAGCGGCGCTACTTACCACACCAGTGGGCTGGGTCTTGATTGGCATTGCTGGCGCAATAGGATCAATAGCGTGGGCAGCGAAAAAGCTGGGCATTGAATGGGGGCCGGTTTTTGAGTGGTACATGAAGTGGTGGGGCGATATTTTCGACACTATTAAATCGATCTACGACATGCTGGTTGAGATAAATAAAATTAAAATCACTGATGTATTTGGCAATAACTCTGCAGAAGGAAATGGCGGTGAAAGGGGGGGGCAAGTTACTGATGATGACGCTAGCCCACTGGCACTGGCCAGCAGTATTGGATCAGCTAAAAAAGGTCGTTCTGGCATTAACCGTCGCCCAGAAAATCAAGTGTCTGGAAGGATCTCAGTTGAGATAGACAGCAGTGGCCAGCCAAAAATAAAAGAAGTCGTTAGCAATAATCGAAACATCATGCTTGATGCCAACGTGGGTATGTCCGGAGTGGGCGGCTAATGGCCTGGCAAGATAAAATCCGGCGCGGTAGTTTTCGTGGTGCTGAGTTCATCACTACTGAAACAGAAAATGATATAGGCCGTCGCGTTACGGTGCATGAGTATCCTTTTCGTGAAGCGCCTTATTCTGAGGATTTAGGCGGGCGAGCCACGGGCTTTGCCGTCGATTGCTTTGTGGCAGGCGCGGATTATCTCACGCACCGTGATGCACTCATCGCCGCATTAAATGAAATCGGCCCAGGCTTATTGATTCACCCTTCACTTGGTCGGCTAACTGTTCAGGTTTTGGATGCAAAATACCGCGAGGGCTCAAGCGAGCAGGGCGTGGCGCGTTTTTCTATCCGGTTCATTATTGCCGGTGAAAACCAAAATCCACAAGCCGCTATTAATACAGCGGGCGTGCTTGGTCAGCGTGCCAGTTCATCCTTTGCAGCCACATCAACCAGCTTTATGGGTCAGTTTGGCGTGTTGGGTTGGCCACAATTTGTGGCTGATGCGGCGGAGTCTGTTCTATCTTCTGGTTTAGACCGTATCGACAGCTTTAGCAGCTTTACCAGTCCGGCCACGTCAGGGTTGATTGATACGGCTTCACTGGTCCGTGATCCGCTATCAATAGTGAATACTGTATTTAGCCGGGTGAAAGCCATTGGCGCTATTGCTGATTTACGCCGGTTGGTGTCGTTTGGTCAGTCATTTAATAGCCTGTCATCCACCACGCCAAGCAGGGTGGTGCGCAATCAAAATCAAACCGCATTAACCGATCTGTTTAATCGTGCGGCGGTGATTGAAATGGCTGATCGCGTGGCGACTGATAGCATCACGCTAGATAACACGCGCGATGCGATTACGTACCGTGATGAGGTAGCTACGAATTTGGATGATATCGCGGCCACCGCTGATGATCAGATGTTTGAGTCTACGCAAGATCTACGTGTCGCAGTCATTCAGGATATTGATAAACGGCTCGCACAGCTGCCCGTTGTCGTTGAGTATGTGCCACCAGAAACCACGCCTGCAATAGTGCTAGCGCACCGGCTTTATGGTGATGCAAAGCGAGAGCAAGAAATTATTACCCGCAACAAAGTCAGCCACGGCGGTTTTGTACCAGGTGGCCAGCCAGTTGAGTACCTGCGATGACCGTCAAGCTCACCGTTAATAACCGCGAGTTTGATGGTTGGAAAGAGGTCGTAATCGTTCGTGGTCTGCGCCAAGCCTCAGCCATTTTTCAACTGACAGTCACTGATAAATGGCAGGGCGATCCGTGGCAAATACAGCCGTATGACGCCTGCGAGCTGTCGTATATGGGCAAAACGGTTATCACGGGTTATGTGGATAACACGGCTGTTAGTTCAGAATCAGAATCATTTGATGTGATGGTTTCGGGGCGCTCAAAAACGTCTGATCTGGTTGATTGCAGCGTTGAGTCAAAACAGTTTAATAAGCAGCGCATCGAGCAGATTGCGTCGGCACTGGCTGCACCATACGGCGTGAAGGTAATCGCCGAGGTGGATACCGGCAACAGCATCAGCACATGGAAGCCAGATGAGGGCGTCACCGTCTTTGAGGCTATCGAGTCGCTAGCCAGATTAAATGCGTTGTTGATTACCGATAATGCCAATGGTGATTTGGTGTTTACCCAGGCGGGCGTGCAGCGGGCACCGGCTGATTTGATTGGGGGGGTGAATATTAAGGGTGCATCGGTAAGTTTTGATGTGCGTGATCGGTTCAGTCATTACATCGTCAAAGGTCAGCAGCGGGCAAGTGATTCCATTGATGCCGAAACCGCTGCTCACGTGATGGCAACGATCACAGATGATTCCGTATACCGTCACCGGCCATTGATTGTGTTGGCCGAGGATCAGGTGGATATTGCCCGCGCTCGCAAGCGGGGTCAGTGGGAGGCCACCGTGCGGGGAGGCCGTTCTCAATCGCTTTCTGTCACCGTTCAGGGGTGGATGGCAAACGGTCGGTTTTGGGAGCCAAATCAACTGGTCAACGTCCGTCATCCTCGGCTCGGGCTAAATACCGAGCTTTTGATCGTGAGCGTTGAATACTCGCTGAATGATACAGCCGGCACTACGTCGAGATTAGAGCTCATGCCTGCGGCGGCATTAACGCCACAATTGCCGGAGGTTGAATCTATCACCACTGGCCAGCCTGTTTTTGAGCTCTGGAATGAGATATCACCCGATGGAATCTAAATTATTAAGACCACTCAAAAACAAGATCGCACAACTGGCATCACGTGCGGTCGTGCGAATTATTAACGATGAACTAAAAATGCAGGAATTGCAGATCGTTGGCCTGTCCGGAGAGACGCTGGATGGTGTCGAGCGGTTTCAAAATTACGGATTTACCAGTGTTCCCAAATCTGGTGCCGAAGGCATAGCGCTGTCGATAAATGGCAACCGTAGCCATACCGCTGTAATTGTGGTGGATGATCGGCGCTATCGCTTAAAGGCGCTCGCGTCCGGAGAGGTGGCGTTATATGACGATCTCGGTCAAAAAATCGTATTACACCGCGATCACATTCGCGTCACATCGCCAAAAGTAGTGATTGATTCTGATGATATATCGCTGGGTGGTGATGGTGGCCATAAAGTCGCGCGGGTCGGTGATTTGGTGAATGTAGGAACGGGCTCATCAGCAGGGCAGTGGCCCATCGTCAGCGGCTCAGACAAGGTGAAATCATTATGACCGATATCGCAATCAGTTTTGACGGTTCACCAACGGTGCTGAGTTTTCGCACTGGGTTGGATGAGGGTGATTTGAGCACTACAGAATCACTCTATAGCGCGGTGCTGTATTCGTTATTCACTGACCGGTTAGCTAGTGCGGATGATGTGATCCCTGATGGCACAGATGACCGACGCGGCTCCTGGGCAGATGATTTTATCGATGAAGAATCAGAGGGCTCAAAACTCTGGCTGTTAGATCGCTCAAAACAAACGCAAACCGTTCTCAATGATGCAGAGCAATATGCCAGAGAGGCGTTGCAGTGGATTCTAGATGACAAGCTGGCCACGCGCATCGATGTGGCTGCATCGTGGGCGAAAATGGGCTGGCTATTACTGCAAATTACGATTTATTCGGGTGATAAACCGCTTGTTGATTTTTCTGTTGAGGTGCCTTAATGCCGTACTCCCGCCCAAGTTTGGCCGATATTATCAATCGCAAAACGACCGATCTGGATAGTCGTTTGCAGGGGCTTGCCGCACCGATGCGTCGCCGTGTGTTTAATGCCCTGTTACGTGCATCGGCAGCTATTGAGCATGGCCTATATGGTTTTATTAACTGGCTATCTTTGCAGGTTGTGCCCGCCAAAGCAGATGAAGAGTATTTGAAACTGCACGCTGATTGGAATGGTGTGCCCCGGTTAGGTGATGAGTTTGCCACAGGCGAGCTGCCGTTAATTGGTAGCGGTGTAGTGCTGGCAGGTAGCTTGCTGCAGCGTGGTGATGGCGTTCAGTATGAAGTTATCACCGAAACCGTAATCAGCGGCACCACGCTGGCTGATGTGCGCTGTTTAACAGCGGGGCAGGTGGGCAATATCACTGCAACCAGTACGCTCACATTTGTCGTGCCGGTGGATGGCGTGCAAAGCACTGTCACGGCATCAGATGGTGATGTTTCTGGTGGTGCCAATATAGAGTCAATTGAAGCATGGCGGGCACGGTTTCAGGATAAGGTTCAGCAACCCCCTCATGGCGGCTCATTAAATGATTATGTGCAATGGGCAAAAGAAGTGCCCGGCGTGACCCGCGTGTGGCCAAAAGCAAATTGGCTGGGCGCTGGCACGGTTGGTGTGTTTTTCGTGCGCGATAACGATGCGACATTAATCCCTGATCTGGGCGAGGTTGAAACGGTTCAGGATTATCTCGATACCGTTAGACCAGTTACGGCAAACGTCACCGCCATTGCTCCTGTAGCAGCCGAGCAAAATCTATCCGTTTCACTATCCCCCAACACGCTCAGTGTTCAGCAGGCGGTTACAGCTGAATTAGCAGATTTATTCTCTCGCGAGGCAGAGGTGGAAGACGGTACCGGCAGCGGCAAAGTGCTGATTAGCCGAATACGCGAGGCGGTTAGTATCGCGTCAGGTGAATCAGACAATGCCGTGACGGTTCCTGCTGGCAATATCACGCCAGGCGTGGGCGAAATTGCCTCGCTGGGCATCATTACGTTTTCATCATTATGAGTAGGTTAGCCGATTACGTCCGGCAGTTTATGCAGCTGCTTCCTCGCGGGCGGTTGTGGGATTCATTGCCAACAGATCCAGTTTTATCAGCATATATTGAAGCCGAACAGGCCGAGATTGTGCGTATCGAAGCTCGCGCCACCAACTTAATGGATGAAACCAATCCACTCACCACATTTGAGCTACTGCCAGAGTGGGAGGCTTGGGCGGGGCTTCCCGAGCCATGCCTTGCTGGCGAAAGCCGCACGCTGGAGCAAAGACAAACAGCACTGCATGCCAAACTCACCAGGACAGGCGGGCAATCAAAACCCTATTACATATCACTATCTGCTGATATCGGCTTTGAAATTACGATCACTGAGTTTGATCCATTTAGTGTCGAATCAACCGTTGATGAAACCATATTAAGTGATGACTGGGCATTTGCATGGCAGGTTAATGCGCCTGAAGAGACGGTCACTTATTTTAATGCGGCCAGTGATGTCGATACAGCACTCGCATTCTGGGGTAATGAGTTACTTGAATGCGTTATCACCCGATACAAACCCGCTCACACTCATGTTTTATTTGCTTACGGAGACACATAAATGGAACCGCGTAATTATGAATCAGGTGCGTCAGAATCGGCACCATTAGCGCCCGAAACGCCATCGGTTGGCTATCCCACTGAAGGCAACCCCGGCACTGGTACACCAGCCACTAAGCCTGGTCCATTTTGGTTTTATAAAATTGGTGAATCATTGCGACGGATAATTGTTGCTGCTGGATTGACGCCGGATGATGATGATTTAGACCTGCTTGATCAGGCCATAACCTCAAAGGTAGCTGCCAAAGCTTCACAAGCAGAAGTAGATGCGGGTTCAAATGATACAAAATATGTAACTCCCCAAAAATTACGATGGGGATTTTCTGTCTTGCTCGCCACCAATGGCTATATCGTATTTCCAACATGGTTGGCTGGGCTGATATTGCAGTGGGGCACAACCGCCTCCATTGCCGGTAACGGTGGCAGTTCAGGCACAATAAATTTCCTTGTTCCATTTCCATCAAAAGCTGCTTACTTAAACTTTATAGGGGTAGGCCCTGTTACCTCAGGCGATAACACCAACTTGACCATC